CAACGATAACGTGATCCCCGTCCAGAGCTGCTGGATTGCTGACGTTCGGGTTGAGATCTCCAGAAATGTCGATCGTAGCTGCTCGAGGCAGATCGATTGTCCCCTCATGAAGTCCAGAACGCTCCGACGTCCACAGCACCCGTCGGAAGATCCCGTTCCATCGGCCATAGCACAACACGTCGCAGTAGACTCCGTTGTACGTAGGTGCTGCATCCCCAAAGGCTTCGAGACCATCGGTGCTGTCGTAGACGTACGTCGCGATGACCACGCCACGGAACATTCGACCCCCAGCACGTCCAGAACGTGGTCCAGTTGGAAGCGACGACTGGACTGGACCGGAAGCACCAGACACTACCTGCCAACGATCAGACATCATGCACCTCCGGTTGCTGCGGTTGCCGCGATGAATCGACTACGAAGATCCAGAAGAGCAGTCTTGTAAGACTGATCGGTGCCCTTCCATCCGCGTGTCACAGTGACCGTCGTTCGCAGTCCTCGAGTCAAGCTCCACGAATGCTCCACCCCCTCAACGTAGAACGTGATCTGATCGTCTGGAGATGGACCCAGAAGACGAAGTCGATAACCCGGCAGGATCTCTGGGAACCCACGACCAAGCTCCAGCTCCCCACTCCAGAAATATGGATTCAGGCCGAACCAGTCCCGAAGCATCTGACGCTGAGACTCCAGAACACCGAGCAGATTGTCATCTCCAGAACCAACGTAGTTCGACGTGGACTCGAAGCGGCGAAGGCCATGACGTCGAATGTCCGTCTGGTTGATCAAGGCCGTCAGGACCTGCTGAAGCACACCCAGAAACGAAGCGTAGCCCTTCGTCTTCACGACGAAGTTGTTGTAGCGCTCCGATCCGTTCTTACGAATGCTCTTCGTCTCCACATCCTGCGGTGTGATCTCAACGGTCTCCAGACCAAACCACGTGTCCGTGTCCCCCTCCCACGGGAACGGGCGGCGTCTGAGCAGCACCGCCATCGCCGAGTCTTCAACCCCGAGGGTCTCGTTGGGGAGCGGGCGTCCAAACGAACGCTGGTTGATGAGAGACGGGATCATCTCGTTGAACTGCGGATCACTCCACTCCTGTGCGAGATCCCAAAGCGTGTTGCCCTCGAAGTCTGGATAGAAGCCGGGAAGCACCGCGAAGCGTTCGGGCTGATCCGCTGTGGTGTCAGCTTGAAGCGTGACCGCATCCAGAAACAGGTCGCCCTTGTTGATGTTCGGAATGCCGGCCGGGAACTCCCACGTCACGCCCACGGAGCTGTCCTGTAGCTGTCGCAGGAAGTAGAACAGGAATCCGTCCACAATCGTGGACGGAGCACCCTTACCCAACGCATTCGAGCTCGCCAAGGCTTGGATCGCGTTCAGCTCTGCGAGCTCTCCGATGGCTGCGTTGAAGTAGATGGGCGTTTTGTCCCAGACCGCGCCGAAGCCACGTCCAGAAAGACGGAACGTGCGAGTGGTAGCATCTCCATTGACGGATTCCGTCAACGCCGGAGGCCCATCCAGAATACCTCGAGCCAAGTGATACGGTTGACCGTGTCTCGTGACCGCAAGATCACACCAATCATCATCGACAAAGTAGGTGTCGATAGGAAACAGGTTTTCTGGATCCTTGTAGTCCACGCTGAAAGCCGGAGCTGCCTCGCCCAAATCCCAGCTGTAGCTCATGCGTGTGATGGCGACTTGCTGTCCTGCATCGTTCTTCCGTCCCAACATCTGGATCGCTCCAGACTTCTGTCGGCCACCAAGAGACGAGATGACAGGATCATCACCGTGTGGGTAGACAGTGAACTCGACTCCAGAAGTCTCAGATCCCTGGAATCCAGGGGCGAACTTCTTCCCTCCCTGACCCTGGATCGTCATCCGCCATCTCCACGAAGACGACGCGCAGATCGCTGAGCCTGTACGTCATCACCGAACAGATTGATCAGGTTCTGGATCGCCTTGGTGAACGCGGGAAGTAGCCCAACGATCTGAGATCCACCGTTCGCTATGGCTTGAATCGTAGGGGCCATGTTCGCGAAAGCCTCCGCCCCAGTGATCATGTTGTCCTCGAAGGTCTGAACCGATGGGGCTAGCCGCATCCCGGTGGTGACACGACGACGCTCCTGTCCAGCCCCACGCACATCGATCTGTGAAGCACGCGTCTGGGCCTCCTGCTCGAGATCAAGAGAAGCTCCACGCGTTGTGATCTTCCCAGGACCAGCCTCCCTCAGACGCTTGGCTTCCATAGCCGAAATCTGGAAACCGTTGAAGGCCTGCTCCTGGAACCGCTTGGACATCTGAGCCCCGAGGAAACCACCGCCGGTGTTGATCCCCGACATCAGTTGGTTCCGCTCTTCCAGCGACACCCCGCCCTGCTCCATCTCGGCCAGCGCTCGAGCGATGCCCTCAGCCGACATCCCGAAGCCTCGACTCTTGGCCACCTGACGCACGAGGAGCGCCTGTGCTGCGTTCTGTGGACCTGTGGCCCCGACACCCTGCGCTCCTTGTTGAATCGCCTGGGCGGCACGCAGTGAACGTATACCCTTTCCGAGGCCCCCAGACAGACCCTCAGCCATATCGAGGACGCTTGATCGTGCGATCGGAATGCCCGTGGAGAAGAAGCGATCCTGCCCCTGCGCGATAGACGCCAAAAGATCACGCACTTCCGAACGGTCCATCCCCTGAGCCAGGGCCCGACCCACGGTCTCGTTCATAGCATCTCGAGCGGTGCCGCGTCCGGCGCCGACACCTTGAATACCACCACGACGCTCGGCCCGAAGGAAAGCACCCGCTTCTTGTGCTCCACCGAAGCCGAGCTGTTGAAGACCCAAAGCGGAGCCTATGGACGCCGAACCCTTGCGGAGAGACGGATCCATCGTACTCAAGCCCATCTGTGCGGCCATCTGGAGTACCTGTTGAGGCATGATCCCCATCGACGCACCTGTAGCGCTCATTCTGGAGATCGCATCCAGACCTTGTGCTCGAGACGAGGCCCGCGCCGCGGCACGATCAGCCATCCGTTTCTGCATGTCTTCCGAACCACGGATGTTCCGTTGATCGGCATCTCGCTGGCGTTCACGATCAAAGGCTTCTGGATCCTGGACCGTAATCCCCTTCTGAGCGAACAACTTCCGAAGCTCCGGATCGTTAGCGATCTCCTCCTTGAAGGGCAGGTGCGTCTTCCTCCTGCGCTCCTCAGTCATCTGCGACACCAACGGAAGCGCACCCGTGACAGACCCGAACTCTGACAGTGGCCGCGCCATCACCCCAGCACGTGCGGCAGCACCGGCACGAGCCCCGACAAGATGGTTGGTGCCGCCAAGACCCACCACCGCGCGTTGGTAGGACTGAGCCGAAGAGAACGACGCCATGGCATTCTGCATTATCGCCGTGACGAGTCCGCCGCCAGGGATCGATCCCAGCCCTTGTGCGAGCGCCTGAGCACCTCTGATGGGCGAAGAGCCCACGCCCCGCATCAGGCCGCCCGCTGCCATCCCCATCGCCTGACGGGACATCCCAGGGCCTCTCTGAAGGAAGGGACCGAAGCCCATCCCCTGTGCCAGGCCTTGGGAGAACGCCCCCTTCCGGAGCTCCTGCTGGGTCTTCTTGACGTTGTCCCCGGTCTCCTTGGCATTCTTCCCGGCCTTCTTGAGCTCGTCCGCGAGCTTGCCCACCGTCTTCACGGTGCGCGCCATGCCTTGGAGGGACTTCGTGACGTCCTTGAGGTGCCTGGAGAGGCCGGCCATCTGACGAGCGTTTCGTGCCGTCATCCGGTCGAGCTCGGTCATTCCACCTGCGAGCTCCTTCTTACCAAGTCCTTTCTGGATTTCGTTGACGGTCTTCTTGACCTTCTCGGCGCCCTTGGTCTCGAACTCGAGCTTGAAACGGGATCGAATGTCCTTTGAATCAGCCATCGACCTGAGCCTCCCGCTTCTTCATCTTACACCTTCTGGATGCCTCCCGCCGACACTCCTTACAACGACGACCATCCGGAGCATGATACGTATTTTCTGGAGTAAACTTATGTCCATGAGGACAGTGTGTTCGTGTCTGAGCTCGGAGGGCTGACATCTCTCCAGCTTGACCTCGACGAACGTTCACAGATTGAGACACCGCCTCCAGATGCTCTGGATTCACACACGCTGGATTTCGACAAAGATGATCGATCACCATCCCGTCCGGAATCGGACCATGCTCCTGCGCGTAAGCCTGACGATGGGCCAAGACCAACTTACGTCGATCTGGATCCCACGACACACCGTAACCTTTACTCTGGATCGCCTTGGTCCAGATGACGCATTTGCTGTCAGCCACGCCGCAAGTCCTCCATCGTCATGTCCAGATCTGGTTCTTCTCCAGCCTCGAGCTGAGCTTCCCAGAGATCCGCCAACGGGTCCCCAGAGCCTACCTTCTCAGCTGCACCCAAGAAAGCATCGATACCTTCGATCTGCTCTATGATCTTCGTGCGATCCAGAGGCGTGAGGTGTGCTTGACCCATCTGCTCCTGGAGCGCGTCGCGATCATCCATCTTGTCGCGCATGAACTCCTCCAGATGCTCGGCCAAGGAACGTCCTTGGAACAATGGGTGGCTGGCAGGGAGGTGGTACTTCTCCGCGAACCACTGCTCCAGAATCACCTCAAGCGTGTGCCTCCTGTTTGTCGCTCTTTCCCGAATCGACGCCCACTCCGAGAAAGATGGCCTCGTGGGCCATGACCTCCTCGAAGAGCTCCAGAAGAGGTGCGGCGTTGTCCAGATTCCGGAAGTCCTTCGCCCAGTCCTTCGGCTCGAGCTGTTCCTTCGCCGACAACGAGAACTGGAGATGGGCGATCGCCTTCGACACGGAGCCCATGAACGGATCCATGGAGTCGTACGACACGCCGCCGTTGAGGTTGGACTCGAGCTGCGCCACCTTCAACCTCTGGCCGATGTCCAGAATGTTGTTGGTGAAGATTCCGGAGAACACGCGACCGTTGGCGTCTTCGTGCTTGAAGCGGAAAGTGTAGGCCTTCTTCCGTCGTGGGTCCTCGGTCTTGGGCTCCGCCTTCTCCTCGGTGCGTTCCTCGATCTGCTTCTGGAGCTCCTCGAGTGGAACACGTTCCGGCGCCGTGATGTGATCCATGGACAGGGTCTGTTCGATGTCATGTGCCATGAGGACAGCTTCGCAAAGCCGTCCCAGTGCTGTCGATGGGTGAGGAAAAGGTGGGGTCCGAGGGGCGCTGCCCCCGTCCCTCGGACCCCTGGCACAGTCCCTGTGGCGCGGGACGTCTGGAAGAGAGGATCAGCCGAGTGCGCCACCCTTCGGCGGCTGGGTGGCGAGGCGACCGATCACGATGACGTTCAGGACATCGTTGGTCGCGTGGTTCGCCGCGTTCAGGAAGACCACGCTCCGAACGGTCTTCGTCGACTCGTCGGGGGTGATGGCCTCGCCTTCGGCCGTCGCCATGGCGACGTAGTTGGCATCCGCGAACTCGATGGGATTGCCCTCGGAGTCCGTGAACGTGACCGTGGTGGTGGTTCCGCCGTTGTCCGCGACGGGAACCGTGTGAAGCTGGGCATGGATGTGAGCCGGATCCTGCGACGTCGCGACGAAGTCTGCCCCCACGTCCCCGATGACCGGCATCCCTGCCTGGCGGTGTGATGCTTGTGCGCTCATTTCAGTTGCCTCCTCTGGGGACCAGAGCCCTCAGACCTCGCTCTCGTCCTTCATGCGAATCGCCACGAAGGTCATGTCGTTCCCCACGACGCCTCGAGCGTTGATGGTCCAGTTGTGGCTGGCCACCTTCACCTGCTCGTACTGCGCGATGATGCTCCCCGTCTCGTTGTCCTCGATCTGGACCTGGAGCTCACCGTTCGTGAGGATGTTCTTCAGATGCTCCTCGGCGTTGTTCCCGACCGATGGGAAGAAGCCTTGCGACTTCAACGTCTTCCCGACGATGCGAACACGGCTGGCGCTGAGCGTCACCCGGTAGCCGATGGGAGCGTGTTCCTGGACCTGGATGTTGTCCAGGACCTCGACGTCTTCGTAGACGACCTCTTCGGATCCGCTGACCGACGTCGCCCAACCGATCTTGACGCCATCGATCAGGAAACGGGCCCGAGCCCCGGTGAAGATCACGCCTTTTTCTGGTGCCGGCATTTCTCATCCTCCCCTTACGCCGCCGCGAGCACCGGGTTGAACAGGTGCAGGACGTTCCGGACGAAGTTGATCGGGATGACCGGGGCGATCTCGACGCTGACGTCCAGAACATCCAGAACGAGCTCGATCTGGAGGCTTCGATACGCCGTGATGACCGTCTGATCGACGAGCAGCCCGAGGGTGTTGATCGCGATCCCCTTCGTAGCGTTCACGGTTCCAGCGAAGCCCTGTCGCCCCACGGCGAACTCGAGGTTCGTTCGGAAGTTGAAGACCGCGAAGTTGATCGCTTCGTTGACGGAGCCCTCGGTGAACGCGATGTTCGACGAGCTGACGTTGGTCGTGACGTTCCGAACCCACCGACGGCCGATGCTGTCGATGTCCTCCAGAAACACGAGCCCGTCCTCGATGAGGGCCTCCGCATCGTCCACGGGATTCCAGCTCGAGTCCTGCGTCACGCTGAGCACATTGGCCAGCTTGTAGGTCAGGCTCGTTCCGACAGGCGAACCCGCCTGCATCCCGGCCGCCACGACCGCGAGGTACGGAGGATCGAACGCCTGACGCTCACCATCCGTGTTGAACCTCTCGAACCGTTGTGCGAACGCCCGCAGGTGACGCGAGTTGAGAGCCACGATCTGCGTGGCGATCTCCGTCGCCGTGGGCAGATCGGTGAGCCCTGCGTTGAGCAGACCCACGAACCCGTCCCGCTCCGAACGACCGATGCCGCACATGAACTGGCAGTGGGCGTTGAGCGCCGCGTGAACCGCCGGATCCCCCGTGAGGACCACGATGCTGTTCACGCGAATGAGCCGGAGTAGGTTCAACGCGTTCTGCCAATCGGCGAACGTCGTCGTGCCCTCTCCACCACCCGTGAGGAATACCGCACTCGTGGTGTTGTCCGGAACACCCACCGCACCAGACGAGGCCACCGCGTTGATGAGTGCGAACTGGCTGTTGATCGTCTGGACGAGAAAGTAGAGGTCCGCGTAGAACGAGCCCGTGGTCGGACTGTCCACGTTCACGGCCGCACTCGTCAGGTCCAGATTCGACGTCGCCAGGGTCGTGAGACCCGTGACCAACGTGAAGTTGAACCCGAACGGTTGCGTCGGGGTCACGGTGTTGGCCACCTGGCGCGCGTTGAAGTAATCCGCGAGCTTCACCAGGGTGGTCTGTACGGTGTTGGTGCTCTGGAGTGCCGTCGCCGAAGCCGTGATGGTCTCGGCGTTTGGAAGCGCTCCGAAGCCCCAGAACTCGACCTCGACGATCGTGGTGGCCGCCGAGTTGACCGGAGTGGTCCCCGCCATCACCACCGGATCGATCACCCGAGCACCCGCTGAGGTACGACCCACGATGTACGCGGTGTTGGTCGTCGCCCCCGAGCTCACGAGCTGAAGCGCGGTGCCAAGAGCCACGTACGTGGCCGAGCCCTTCGTTCCACCGGTGCTGACCTGTCCCGCCGCGATGCTGAGGTTCGTCCCCGTCTGATCGATGTCGATCGTTCCGACCGCCGCCGTGCTGAGCCATGCCCCGAGCACACCCCCGGAGAAGTTGCCCACGGCAACCGCGACCGTTCCCGTCAGGGTGACCTGACGAACGACCGGAGAACCGCTGTCGATGCCGAGCACGTAGAGCGTCTGCGTGTCACCAGCTGCCGAACTGACCGCCGTGAAAGCGCCGGTCTCCGCGAGTAGGACGTCCGTAGCACGACCCGTCTGGGCTCGGGTGGCGTTCGCCCGGAGCCCAGAGCTGATCATGTCGGCCGTCATGGTGTCCCACGACGTGCCAAGGTCCGCTCCAGAAACCGGACGGTACAGGAGCGTGAACATCACGTCCCCACCGATGTCGTCGACCGATTCCGTCGTGTCCTCGAAGATCGCCGTGACCAGCTTGCCCTGGTTCGTTCCGTTCTGGATCGACACGTTGATCTGGTTCGTGAACTCGCCATAGTCCGCCGAGCTGATGACCACGCTGTTCCCGTCGCTGTTCGCGAAGGTCGCCGATGCCTGGGTGGCAGGGTTGACCTTCATCGCCACGAGCTCTTGGGCGCCAGCCTGGATCTCGGGATCGTTCGACGGGGCGAAGACCATGGCCGCCGCTTCCTTGAGCGGACCTGAACGGAAAGCGTTCTGCGCGGCGGCGGCGGTTCGATAGCGCGGGATGTCCTGAGCTTCGGTGATAGCGGACTGAGGCACGCCGCCCTCGGCCGCACCGATGACCGCGACGATGCCCGACGCTCCGAGCCCGACGGACTCGAGACCCGAGGCGTCGACCTCGGAGTACGAACCCGGGCGACGGATCAACCGACCGTTGAAGAAGATGCTGGTTGCTGCCATCGGGTCGTCCTCCTACTTCACCGGCCGGCGCATGAACTCGTCATAGGCCGACCGCCACTCTGGCATCGTTCGGGGTCCGAACTGTCGAGCTTGAGCATACGCTGCAAAGCCCGCTGTTTGGACCGGCTTGATCCCACACGCTGTGAGAAAAACGCGCAATGCCACCGGCGTCAGCTGGCGAGGCTCGGGAGCCTGCTCCGGGGACGTCGCTGGCATGGGTCTCTTCTGGACGGGCTTCTCCGCACGCTTCGGAGCATCCTCGAGCTCCTCGACACGCGTATTGACCTCGTCTCTGGTGCGTTTGGCCATGGTCTACTCCTCGTCCGGCGTGTATGTCGTGACACCCGGGTTATCGATCCCGATGATCTGGCTCTCTGGATTCGGGCCCAGGAATGGACCACGAACCGACGTGGCGTGAGGACGAGACACCCCAGACACCACATACTGGTTCTTCTTGGCCATGATGGAGAACCGACGAACGAACATGTTCTCTGGAGCGTACCGTGGGTCCGGCATCATGTCTGCTCCAGAAAATTCAGTGTCGAGAACCTGAGCTCCCTGAACGTCCTTCAGGTGAGGGCGTCCGCGCGTCAAGAAGAAGCGACAGAGCTCGTAGTAGTAGATGCACAGATCCGGTGACTGAGCGTAGGTGAAGATACCGTAGTTGCTGGTCCAGATGGAGTCCAGACTCTCACCAACGAAGTTGCCGTTGTCATCGAACAGATCGTCACCTTCATCACCCAGGAAGCGCTCCCCTCGATCGCTCCCCTCACGTTCACCCATGAGCACGATGGCCCAGCACGGGAACTTCGTGTTGGGACCACGTGGGAACTGATGAACGATGTCCACCCCCTTCAGAGGTGACGCCGGGTTTTCTGGATTGTGGACATCGATCGACTTCCAGAATGTCTGGATCTCTTCTGCCTCTTGAAGGGAGAGGCCGATTGAGCAGAAGAACTCCACCAAGAAGTCGCTGTTCTCGGTCGCCTCCTCTCGCCCGGCCGCCAACACCTCGAAGATGCGACGCTCCAACATACCGCTCATCCCAGCACCTCATTTGCGAACGCCTGAACAGCGGCAGGTGCCACCTTCTCGATGTAAGGGCCGAGCTCGTCGAAGAAGTTTCTGGCCTCGATGCCTGGGTGGTACCACTTGTCAGGTACAGCCTCGGAGATCGTCCGGAAGGTCGTGTACGTCTTCTGGTGGCCCACCACGAGATCGTTCGTGTGCTTGGTGGTCCCCATGACCGCCTGCTTGTTCACGATCATCCCCGCGAAGATGTCCGTGCTGTGGTGTGGACGGAGCTTGGGAGCCATCCCCTCCGGGAGTCGCGTGTTGCCCTTCTTGCCAGAGGCCTTCTCCTGCTTGGTGACAAGGCGTTGAGCTCGAGCATGGATCTTCTTGCCGAGCTTCACCGTGTCCTCCACAACCGCATGAGGAGCCGCCAGGCTACGACCACCGCGCTCTTGGAACTGCGATCCCATCTTCTGACCACCCTGCGAAGTCGAAGCCCCGGGCGTCTTGTGTCGAAATGGAATCGATCGATACCGATGGCCATCCTCCGCCACCTTCCAACCAGAAGCGTTGTCCCCCAAGAGCGTGTCCTGAAGAAAACCGCCTTCCCACCCCTGCTCCACCATGTTCGGAAGCGCACCCACGAGAACCAGCGAAACGCCCGTGTCATCGATCTCGAGCGGCTGTACGCCTTGGATGTAGTCCATGCGCGTGCTATCGAGCTCATGACCAGCCTTCTGGATCAGCATAGCTCGAGCTCCCTCCATGATGTTCATGGCAATCTGTTTCTGGACAGACGGCTCCATGAGCATCGGAAGTTGCTCCAGAAGTTCAGCATCCACAACGATGGTCTTGATCTCGATCAACCTTGCGACCCTCTCCCGATGAGGAACTCGAGCTTCGCCAACATCTGAATCGGCAACACCTGCAAGTCCCCCAACGGAGTCTTCGGAGCCCGGCCGAGCTTGGTGCTTCGGTAGGTGTCACGCATGACGTGAAGATGCTCCCACACAATGAACTGGGGGTGGTGGAGATACGTCACCGAAAGCGCTGTCCCTTGAACCGGCGCATTCGCATCGACAAAACACAGCTGGCCAGTCGGACTGAGGAAGAAGTCCGTGTCCTGTTCGAAGACACGATCAGCGGACCTCACGAAGTCCAGACGTGTCGCTGGGAATCGCAGATTGGTCGGACTCCCCGGGCTAGAGGCAATGACCAGCTCGGAGTACGAAACGAACTGATCGATCGCGGTGAGGCGATCGTAGTAGCCTGCTCGGTTGTCCTTGCGAACAGTGATCGAGATGGTGCCCTCGGCCCAATCCCCCACACGATCGTAGGCCTCTTCGGTTCGCTTGACCGACTGCACCAAGCCCTTGATCACCACCGCCGGATTGGACGTTCGATCGATGAGGTGTCTCTGGAGCGTGTCGAGCTCACCCACTTGAGTCTCGTCCACGACGTAGCCCGCAGGACGAAAGAACAGGAAGCCGGGCGTGTCCGTGCAGAGCGTGCAATTCACGCCAGGCTGTCGCGTCTGGTTGTTGGTGGAGCCTACGCATGGACACACAGCTGCTCGCGACCAAGCCAACCGAACACCCTTCTGCTCGATGAACTTGTCGAACTCCGAATCACGAAAGTCCACACGAGGACGATCCTTCGACCCCGCCGGCAGGTTCACCGTCGGAGTAGCCGAGATCAAGCCACTGATGTCTGGACCGCTGATGACGCCCGCCATGACTCCTCCTTCAGCACACGATCATGTTCCGTGGATGGTACTTGTTGTAGAGCACCGGCCACGCTTCCTTGAGCTGCCCCTTGTACTGCACGAGCCTGGACCCGTAGCCCGAATTGGTCGCCGAGCTCGTCGTGTTGACCGTTTGACTGATACCGTCGAGCGACAGGGACTGGCTCGCGATCCCGGCACCCACCAAGAGGTCACCGGCGATGCCAAACGGACCGAACGAGGCCAACATTCCGATCACTTCACGGATGTTGGCCGGCACCTTCCCGTCTGCGAAGCCCACCGTGTAGTCCAGTCGGAAGGCCTGCGGCAGGTAGTCCTGGCCTCCGAAAACCAGAGGCAAGAACGCGCCTGTCTGTCCGAGCGTGATCTGGCCACCACCGGGGACGACCTCGAGCTGTCCCGCGTTGTGATCGATGTGGATGTTCTCGAGCGCATAGTCGATCACCGGCTGATTGGTGGGAAGCACCAGACGGAGCCTCTGGACCGAGATGACCGGCACGCGATCGGTCTTGATCCAGATGTACTTGTCGTAGTCCGGCTTGTAGAAGTCGTGCCTCTCATCCTGCACGAATTCTGGAAGGAGCTCGATGTCCAGACGATCCTTGACCATCTGGTATGCGCTCTCGATGTAGAAAGCGAAAAGGCTGTCCGGGTACGGATTGCCAGAATCGTCCGTCAGATCCACCCCGAATAGGAAGTTCGTCTTCAGCTCCGTCACGCTGAGCACGCTGAGCGCCGGAGATGGGACCCCCTGCGTAGGATCGCTCCGAGAACTTTCTGGATTCGTCCCTGTGCTGTCGACGTACGAGATCTGGTACCAGGCATCCTCGCCTGGGGCCTGATCCACGTAGAGGTAGATGGGGCGATCCGTCACCAGAGCGATCGTGTCCACCAAGGTGAAGTTACCGGGCGTCCCATCGGCCGCCACGGTGTTCGACCGGTACACCCGGATCTGATCGTAGAGGCTCATCACCCCCGCCAGGTTGTTCACCTGGATCTTCACCGTCAGCGTAATCGCTTGCTCTGGAACGATGACAACTTCAGAAGACATAGCGCCTACCTTGGGCCACGAAAAAATGCGTGACCAGTCCAGAAAGATCGTCATTCACAGCGATACGAAGAGCATCACCCTGGGCCCCATGGTTCCACATCACGCACGAGCCTTGATGATCTCCGCGATCTGGATGCTCCCCGTCTTCTCCATCTTCCGCTGGATCTGTCGGGCCTTCTTCAGATTCTCACGGTTCGCCTCCGCCGGAGCCTCTTCGAGACGACGCTGTTGAACCTTCTGGACCTCTTCTGGAGTCAGGTAACCTTCGGACTCCAGAAACTGAAGCGTAGGATGCTCTGCGGTATCTTCGGCGCAAAGCTCGGTGAAGCGACTGTCCGCCTCCGCTCCCTGCTCCACCGTCATGAACCCGCACTTCACTGCGAGCTTGATGCTGACCGAGCGAATGTCGTTCGCCTTCTTCTTGAACCAGCCCATCAGTCCGTTCCTCCAAGGTTCGCTTCACGAAGAAGCCGCCTTTGTTGCTCCTGGACTTTCTGGAGGTTCTCGGTGTTTCCGCGGAGCTCTGCGGTCATCGCATCCATCGACTTGACGAGTGTATCTCCAGAAGAGATCTGTTTCTCGCCAACGCGAACCATGTCCTCCAGAAGTTTGGCGTTTCCTTGGGCCATCTCCTTCAAGACGACCTCGAGACTGTCACGAGCCTTGACGTACTGCTTTGACACGTAGGCCAGCGCTACGAGAGCAATGGCCAGAAGAGCCCATGGACCCCCGTCCCTGAGCATTTCGGTGAGCTTCACGAGATCCATCGATTCCTCCGTTCATCACGTGATGGTGATGCGCTGAGCGGCTGCCCAGAAGGAAAGATCGACCCCTTCTGGAGTAGTTCGCACCACGTTGGTGCGAAGGTTCCCGTTCGGCGCATTCGGGGGCTGCGCGCCGAAGTCTGCGTATCCCAGCGTACCACCGACCTC